AGGATAGGAGCATAGTATGAGTAGTATTTTAAAAGTAGACCAGCTTCAAGACTCAGGAGGAAATAACTTAGTCACATCAAATGGTAGTGGTGTAATCACTGCTGCAGGATTCGGCAAAGTAGCACAAGTTGTTCAAGATATTGAGCAAGGAGTTATTACTTATTCAACAACTTATGCTGATGCTCTAAGTTTATCAATAACTCCATCATCAACTTCATCTAAAATATTATTAAACTGGCATTGTACTTTAGGTAGGGGTGCAGATGATTTTGGTGCTATATCTTTATTTAAAGATGGAACAATAGTCTCTGGTGCTATTGGAACTAGTGGATCGGGAAATATGCCAAATGCTTCTAATGTAGTTTCAAACGCTGGAAATATAGCTGGTACTATTTATCATCAAAGTATAGTTAGCAATTGTTTTCTCGATAGCCCCTCATCTAGCTCTGCCATCACGTATGCTATAAAAATAAAAGCAACTTATGGTGCAAATATTTATTTAAACAGAGCAGAAAATACAAATGATCAAGGACATAATGTAAGAACAATGTCAAGTTTAACTGCAATGGAAATATTACCATAAAATTAAGAAGGAAAATATGATAGACATAGCAAAAGCAATACAAAGTCTTGACCAAGATGCACAATTTGTGATTCATGGTTCGCCATCAAACGAAGCTGAGTATCAAGCACAAGTAAAGTATGTATCAGGAGCTGACGAAAATGGCTCTGCTATATTTTCCGACACTCAACCATGGACATGGGCACAAGTGTCTGCTAAACAAGCAGAACTGCAAGCAGACTACGATGCTAAACAGTATCAAAGAGATAGAGCTGCAGAATACCCAGAACTCGGTGAACAGCTAGATAAGTTGTACCACGATATAAATAATGGTACACTAACTACGAGTGGCGGATTCTTTACGGCTTTAAATGCAGTTAAGACTAAATATCCAAAGGAGTAATATAGATGGCAATAACTAGAATAGGTGGAGCGAATGCTATTAGTGGCACAATACCCGCTGCTAATGTAGCTACTCTTACGTCCAGTAATTTACCCACTGGAAGTGTTTTGCAAGTAGTGAGTAGTCAATACTCCACAGAAACATCATCAACAAGTACAACAATTATTGATACTGGATTAGCAGCCAGTATTACTCCGTCATCAACATCATCAAAAATTTTAGTTACAGCAAGTATGTCGGTTGCAAAAGGTTTAGATAACACTTACGGAGATTGGTATGTTTTTAGGGGTAGCACTGAATTAATTAGACAACATAGAAACATAACATTTAACAATCAGGCAAAACATAACTATGTAGGTTGTTCTTTTAATTACCTGGATTCGCCCAGCACCACTTCATCAACTGAATATAAGATTAGATTTCGTAGATCAGGTGGAGGTTCAGCAGCAGTTGAGTCACAAACCGATGACTCAGTATCAGTAATGACATTGATAGAAATTAAAGGCTAAGACTAATGCTCGGTCATAGTTCTATATCCGCTACACCGATAGCAACATCTATATTTGATCCTAACGTTTCAATCAACGTAACAGGTAACCCATTAACGGTAGCTGTAGGAGCGGCTTCAACACTAGCGGGTGCCCTTGTTAATGTAACAGGAAATCCACTAACAGCAGCCACAGGAAACGTGGTAATCAACGCTGCAGCTAATGTAACTGTTGCAGGAAGTGGTCTGACTTTAGCTGCAGGAAGTGTAGTAATTAATGCAGCAGCTAATGTAAACGTAACTGGAAACCAATTGACGTTAAACACAGGAAGTGTTACACTAATTGGTAAAGCAAATGTAACGCCTGATGCGACACCTTTAACCATAACTGTTAAGGATGCTACGGCAATAACATGGAGTGAAATAGATCCAAACACAAATAGTGTTTGGGTAGAAATAGACCCGATTTAATATGGCATCAACATTTTCAACAAATTCAAAATTAGAGATTATCACAACCGGTGAAAAAGCTGGTCTTTGGGGTAATATAACAAACACTAACTTACAAATATTAGAACAATTATCTACAGGTTATTTATCTTTAGATGTAGCCGCTGCCGATGTTACATTAGCATTGGACAACGGAGCAACATCTAATGGTAAAAATATATACTATAAATTAACAGGGACATTAGCTGCTAATAGAACTGTGACGATGCCTAGCGGTGCTGAAAGATATTTTATAATAGAAGATGCAACAACTAGAACTACGAGCAATTTTACATTAACTGTAAAAACAGCTTCGTCTTCTAATCCTGTAACAATCGCACCAGGTTCTATCGTTAGTTTAATATCTGATGGGACAGATACAACAGAATCTATTTTACAAAAAGGATATTATACAGTTAACTCTTCATCTGTAACCACATACACAGCTGTAAAAAACGATCAAATAATTGGAATAACAAATACTAACCCCATAACAATTACATTACCAGCTTCTGCTGCGACAGGAGACGAAGTAACTATTATAGATGGTGGTAACTTTTTTGCATCTAACAATCTTACAGTAAATAGAAATAGTCATAAAATAAATGCGGGAACTTCTAATTTAGTTTTAAATGTTAATGGTCAAGCAGTAACGCTTGTTTATGCTAATGTAACTGTTGGCTGGGTATTAAAGTCAACTAATCAGTAGGGGCGTTTAATATGGCTCTAATAGACTACAGTTTTAAACCTGGAATAGATAAACAGGATACAACATCTGGTGCAGAACAGCGTTGGGTAGATTCCGACAACGTAAGATTTAGATACGGACTGCCTGAGAAAGTGGGTGGTTGGTCATCTTTAATTTCAGAATCAATAGTAGGTGTTGTTAGAAAACAACACTCTTTTGTAGATCTAGATGGTAACCGGTACGTGGCTCTTGGAACAGATAAATTTTTACTTGTTTACTTTGAAGGACAACTTCATGATGTTACACCTGTAAAATCTACAATTGGTTCTGTTGCTATATCTTGTTTAGATGCAACTTTTGAAGTTAGTCTTACTTTTACATCAGACCATAATTTAGAATCTGGAGATATAATATTATTAGATAATGTAACTGTACCAACAGGGGTGGGTTTAACTAACGCTGCATTTGAAGATAAATTATTTCAAGTTACAAGAGTTACATCATCAAAGATTGCAATTGTAACAGGAACACAACAAACATCAAGTTCAGGTTCAGGTGGATCTTGTAGTGTTATACCTTATGAGAAAGTAGGTCCTGCTGCACAATCTTACGGCTATGGTTTTGGTATAGGTAATTATGGTGGAACAGTATCAGGTGTTACTACAACAACTTTGAACGGAGCTTTACTTGCTGATACAGCTGGTACAGGAGGATCTGGTACAGCAATAACTTTAACATCAACATCTGGTTTTCCAACTGCCGGAACAATCGCTGTTGGTAACGAATTAATTACATACACAGGTATAAGTTCAAATGATTTAACTGGTATCACCAGAGGTGCAAATGGAACAGCGACTGCTGGAACATCAAATGGACAAGCACAAAGTGATGGAAGCACTGTAACAAATGCTACAAACTTTTCTGGATTTGGGAGTGCAGTAAATGCATCAACTGTAGTTCTAGAACCTGGTCTTTGGAGTTTGGATAACTTTGGTCAAGTATTAATTGCAACGATTGCAAACGGTAAAACATTTACATGGAATGCAGGAGCTGCAACACCACTAACTACAAGAGCATCTACAACAACATCTGGCTTTGCAACAGGTAGTAATCCAACTGCATCAAGAGTAACATTGATATCACCAACTACGCGTCACTTAATTCATTTAGGCACAGAAACAACTATTGGAACAACAACTACACAAGACGATATGTTTATAAGATTTTCGGATCAAGAAGATATAAATACTTACGCTCCGTCTGCAACTAATTCAGCAGGAACATTAAGAATTCAAGATGGTACAAAAATAGTTGGAGCTATAAAAGCGAAAGAAGTTATTCTAATATTTACAGATAATGCTTTATATACCATGAAATTTATAGGGGCTCCTTTTACTTTTCAATTGGATCAAGTTGGAACAAACTGTGGTTTAATAGGTAAGAACGCTGTTGTAGAAATAGATGGAGCTGCATTTTGGCTAAGTCAAAAAGGTTTCTTTTTATTTGATGGTACAGTTAAATCTATACCTTGTACTGTTGAGGATTTTGTTTTTGATAATTTTGATACCACAAAAGGTCAACAAGTTGCTGCGGGATTAAATAATTTATTTACAGAAATAACTTGGTATTACCCATCTTCAGGCTCTACTTTTAATGATAAATATGTTGTATTTAATTACGGAGAGTCTACTGGTGTACCGGGTGGTGTTTGGTATACAGGAACGGAAGCAAGAACAAGTTGGATGGATGCAACTATATATCCAACTCCGTATGCCACAAAATATGACAGCAGCGGTTTTGGAACTTTTCCAGAGGTAGTAGGTGAAAATGGATTAGGACAGACAAAATATTTTGAACACGAAGTTGGAACAGATCAAGTTAATGAAGATGGTTCAACAACCACAGTAACTTCATTCATAAAATCTTTTGACATAGATTTAGAACAAAAACAAAGGGATGCTAGGGGTAGAACATCTGGACCAAAAATAGCAGGTGAAGTCTTTTTAGCGATGAGAAGATTCGTGCCTGATTTTAAAAATTTACAAGGTAATGCTAAAATAAGTTTAGCTGTAAAAAGATATCCACAACAATCTGATTCTACAACTACTTTAAGTCCTTTCACTGTTACAGCATCAACAGATAAAAAAGACACTAGAGCCAGAGGTAGATTTGTAAATGTTAAAATAGAAAACGATGCCGCTAGTGAAAAATGGAGATTCGGCACATTAAGGTTAGATATACAACCAGACGGTAGGAGATAATGGCAAAAATAAATATTAGAATACCAGAACCAAAACAAAATTACGATTTTTCTAATCAAAAACAAATAAACAGAGCTTTAACTATTATGAAAGATCAATTAAACTCAACTTTTTTAGATGAATTAAAACAGGAGCAAGAAAGATTTTCTTGGTTTGTAAGTGGCTAATATATATAAAAATGAATTAGTGGATTTAACTACCACAGATAATACTATTATCTATACTACACCATCTAGTTCTAGAGCTATAATTAAAAGTATTCTAGTGTCCGAGGATGCTGGATCAGGAACCACGATAACTTTCACTATAACAAATGCCGCTTCAGCAATATTTAATTTATTCAAAGATAAAGCAATAGCCTCAAAAGCAACAGTTGAGCTGTTAACTCACCCTTTAATTTTAGAAGAAAATGAGGTATTAAAGGCACAAGCGGCCGATGCAAATGAATTACATGTAATTGCATCTATATTGGAGATAAATAGAGACTAATGCCATTCATAGAAACAGAAGCTAAAAAAGAAATGAAGATTATAAACGGTAAACCAACTATGGTTCTTACGCCAGAGTGTGAGGTTACTTTAAAAAATTTAAAAACGGGTCAAGAATATATGTCAGATGCAGAAGCGGATGAGGATGTAAATAACCCAGGAACAGACACTAAAAGAGAAGATATCTCTAGAAGTGTAAAATTAACTGTAGAGTCTTTACCACTTGGAGGAGACTCAAAAATATAATAAGATGGTACGATGGCAATAACTAGAGCACAACAAGCAAGACAGATGTTAAAAAATGCAGGAGCTGTAGAGCAAGATGGTGTTATGAATTATATAAAAAATTCTGAATCTGTAACTGTACCTAAAGAATTTAAAGCTAGATCAAACGCACCTGCAACTAAACTAGCATACATTACAGCTGATGAAGCTAAGATGTTAAAGAAGGAAAAACCAGGCACACCGCACAAAGGACCAAAAGGTATACCTAGTTATGATAGTTTTGATGCACAAGGTAATTATTCATCTGGTGAGGCTCAAAGTGCTGCAGAAAGAGGAGATTTTGATCGCGCAGAAAAAGAAGGTTTGAGTCGAGATAAAGCAAAAGATATTCGTGCGGGAGCTGTAGCGGCTGGAGCAAGAGAATCAGAAAAAGAAAAAAAAGATAGAGAATTTCAAAAAAGAAAAGCAGAAATTCAAAAACAAGTTGAAAAAAGGAAGAGAGAAGCAGCCGCAGCAATAACAAAACAAGAAAAAAAGGAAGCTCGTGCAAATAGAAAAGCAATGGAAGAGCTTAAAAAAAGAGATAGAATTAGACGACAAGAAAGAATAAAAAATGTGTTGGCTCGTAAAACTAAAAATCCTTTTGGTTTAACAGATACTGAATTAGCAGATTTAAAAGCTGCTGGATTGTATGATGAAGAAGAGGGTTTATTAAGTCCTGAATTAACTAGTTCATCTCTTTATGGTGGTTTACCAGAATCTGTTGCTAGTCTTTTTGAAAAATCAGATAAATTTTCTGGTGCAGAGATGGAGGCATTTAAAGAAAAATTTAATCTACCTGACTTACCTGGTATTTTAGGTGTAGGTTTGAATTTATTAGAATCTCCTTTAAAAAAAGGATCAAGAAAAACAAAAGACTTTTTTACTGATGATGTTCTAAAATCAGGTAAATTCAAATATAAAGGTCAAGTAGTAACACCTGAAATGTTTCAGTTTTTATCTCCAACAGAGATGCAAGAAGTTTATGGTGATTATATGGATAGAAGAATGGGAGGAGATATTGATGCATATGGTAATCCAATAATTAGACAAGACAATGAAGGACCAGATTCGATATTACCTATTTTACCAACAATACCCACAACACCTACAACACCACAAACACCAGCAATACCTATTGTCGACCCAACTAGATTTAGATTCATGAACCGTGGTGGTATGGTTGAGGATGCACCTGTAGGAGTAGGGATCATGGATCTTGAATCAGCAAGACAGATGATGTTCATAGGTGGTGTAGCAAAAGCAATTGGTAAAGGTTTAAAAAGTGCAACTAGGGCTGTTAAGAAAGTTGTTAAGTCACCACTTGGTAAAGCTGCATTGTTAGCTGCACCATTTGTAATGAGTGGTGGTGTTGGTAGTTTTTTTGGTAAAGGTAGTTTTAATCCGTTTTTAAGAAAAGTTGCTGGTGATACAGCATTTAGTGGTTTGGGAGAGGCTTTAAGTAAAATAGGTTTGGTAAATAAATCTGGTGGTTTAACTGGTGCAGGCGTTGGGAGTTTATTTGGTATAGGAACTTTATTAGCCAGTATGCAAGAACCAAAAGAAGATGAAAATTTTAATTTAAAAAATTATTATGAAACAGAGGGTTTAAAAGATTTTATAGCTAGTCTTGGTCAAAGAAGTAGATTATTAGCAGAAGGTGGTAAAGCAGAGCCAGTGGCTAAAAAGACTATGCCTTTGTTAGACTTAGATGGTAAGGAGATGGACTTTAGAGCAGAAGGTGGGTTTGTGCCTATAGGACGTATGGAAAAAGCAGATGATGTCCCAGCTAGATTATCCAAAAATGAGTTCGTATTTACGGCTGAGGCTGTTAGAAATGCAGGAGATGGCGATGTGGACAAAGGTGCAGAAGTTATGTATAATACCATGAAAAACC